ATGAAAACCTTTTATAATATCGTTCGTGACACCAACACCGGACTCTATTCTAAAATGAGCCTGTTTGATTTTCTCAACGGCGGTTACCTCGTGGGGACCGAAAAACGAAATCCATTTTTGCAATCTATAGACAGCCTTTTGACAAAAGCTGAAGCATCGAAAAAAGTTAAACTATTGAATCAACAGGATATATAATTATAATACTTATTTTAGTACATTTGTATTATTATAAGTATTTTTATGGCTCTGTTTGATAAAAAATCAATTCCGCAGTTAATTAAAATCGCTGAAAGGCATTTTAACGCATACATCCGTCATCGTGATACAATGAACGGATTTTTCCGCTGCATCTCATGTGGCTCATTCCGCAGAGCAGACATAGGCGTTTTGCATGCTGGCCATTTCTATGCAGCGGGCAACTTCTCCGGCCTACGCTTTAATGAAAACAACGTTCACGGACAATGCTCTGCCTGCAATACTCATAAGCATGGCAATTTACTTCTTTATAGGGAGAACCTGATCCGGAAGATTTCTTTATCTGGAGTTGAAGAGCTGGATCAAATCAAGAACCTGCCTTTCAAATGGGACCGATTCTATCTAGTTGGCATCATCGAAACCTATAAGCAAAAACTTAAACAAGCAGCATAATGATCTACAAAATAATTGGTATAGCTCTTTGCCTTGCATCAGCAGTTTTAACACTATTCACTTTAATATCAATATTTCAATGATAACAGTTCACTGGCATTTCATTCTTTACATCATTGTTTGTGTAGCCTTAGTCTACAAAGCATTCACATGCGAAGATGATCCTTTTGGATTTGGTCTACTTTTCTGCCTGTTCGTGGCGGTGATAATCACGCTGGTTTATGGCGGCATATTCTGGTGGTAATGACTAAGCTTCAATTATTAAACTACATCATTCAGTTTTTCTGTATCAGAATATACAGGCAAGTTGACCAGGGCAAAACAGTTGCTTTTGGTATTTTATATTTCATAGTGCCATTAACCGGATGGATAAACCCATTTATAGCGATTGGCACTAAAGTTAAATCAAAAAGGTTCTATCGAGTAAAATAATGGCAGCAGCAAAAGGCACATCCAAGGCTAAGGCAAAAAAAGCTCCCTCAAAACCAAAGGAGAAAGATTATTCCAAAGATTTTGAATATATCTGTATGGAGATAGAACGGGGCGCTGCCGTTAGAAATGCTGTCAAAGCCTTTATGTCAAATCAAAAGTTCTATGAGTTAATAGATCAGAATAAGGAATTAGCGAAACGGTACGCACGCGCGTGCGAGACCAGAGCGGAATCGATCTTTGAGGACATTCTCGATATCGCCGATGAAAGCAATGCCGATTTAGTAGTAAATGAAAAGATGCAACTTACTATTGTTGGTGAAGCGGTACAACGTAGTAAATTAAAAATTGATGCAAGGAAGTGGATGCTTTCTAAGCTTGATCCTAAGAAATACGGAGAGCGTCAACAGGTTGAGCATTCAGGGGAGATTAACAGTAATAAGCCGGATTTATCAAAGCTTAGTGTGGAGGAATTGAGAACGTGGGGAGCATTGATACGGAAGACTTCGAAATAACAGAAGCAGACGTTTTCGGGGAATTATGCAGGAAGAACTTCTACACGTTTGTGCAGGAGTTTTGGAGCGTTATAATAGCCGAGGATCCTGTTTGGAACTGGCATATTGAGTACCTCTGTGATGAGCTGCAAAAATACGTTGAGCGAGTAGCCCAGATCAAAGACAAAGAGGGCAACATCATCAAAAGAAGAGAGGCAAAGCTTTCAGATCTGCTGATCAACATTCCTCCTGGAACGACAAAGTCAACTATCTGTACAGTAATGCTGCCGGCATGGGCTTGGACAGTTGATCCAACACTTAGAATTCTTACTGCTTCGTATTCCCAATCATTGTCAACTGATCACGCTTTAAAAAGCCGTGACATCATCAGATCGGATAAATACCGATTATACTTTGATGAATTAACAATCAAGACGGACCAGGATAATAAAACCCACTACAAGAATGAGCACACTGGAGAAAGATATGCAACATCTGTAGGTGGAACAATCACAGGTTTTCACGCTCACATCATCATTGTAGATGATCCGCTGAATGCAAAAGAAGAAGCAAGCCAGGCGGCCTTAGAAACGGCCAATACCTTCATGGATACCACGCTTTCCACTCGTAAAGTTGATAAAGCGGTAACGCCAACGATATTGGTAATGCAACGGCTAAACGAGAATGATCCCTCTGGCAACTGGTTGAGCAAAAAAGGCAAAAAGCTTCAGCATATTAAACTACCAGCTACAGATAAAGGAGAGATCAAACCAGAGCATTTGAAACTCCATTATGTTGATGGTAAACTCGATGCTGTAAGAATGACCGATGAGGTGCTTGCTGATCTAAGAATAGATTTAGGCGAATACAGCTATTCTGGACAAATGCAACAAGATCCGGCTCCAGAAGACGGCGGTATTTGGCAAAAATGGTTTATTCCGGTAGAGGATAATGTTTTTCCTGATCCGGAAGATATGACCGGTTACGGTTCAGATTGGGATACTGCCTTAACAGAAAAGGAAATTAATGCTGCTTCTGCCAACGTTGTATCGGGCAAGGTAGGCCCTGACATGTACATTGATGATTTCAATTATGTGTATAAAGAATTTCCGGACTTAATCGCTTGGATGCGAACACAACCAGAACCGCATTACATTGAGGCTAAAGCTTCGGGTAAATCAGCAAAGCAAACACTCGTTAAAAACGGAATCACCGCAATTGAAGTAGCTGTAACCGGTGGAGATAAAGTTGCAAGAACAAGGATGGCCACCCCTTACGCACAGGCGGGCCGTGTTTACGTGAGAAAGAGCATTTTAGATAAGCTATACAATGATAGTGAACAAGGAATTTTGAAGTTTCCACGTTCAAAAAAGCTCGATGTTAATGATGCATTAGTGCAGGCAATACAAAGGCAATTAGGTCAAAAAGAATTTAAATATTGGTAAGATGGATTTAGTGAGAGGGATTAAGAGCGCATTCAATGCGTTTATGGGATACCGAGCAGGCGTTGTGGCCAGCTTTATGAACAACACAATTTATGGGCACTTTGAAAATATAGGCCACTATATTAAACATGCCTATCAGAAGAATGCTGACGTATACAGTATTGTTTCATACATCGCGGCAAAAGTGGCAATGGCGCCAGCTATGCTATATGAAATCAAAGATGAGAAAGCTTTTCGCAAGTATAAGGCACTGACAAGCAATCCAACAAAGGCAAGCCTTCAAAAAGCTGATCAGATCAGAACCAAAGCAATGACGGAGGTTGAAGGTGAGCACCCTTTACTAAAATTGTTGAATAATCAGGTTAACGATGAAATGAATGCATCAGAATTCAAGTATGCCTGTGCAGTTTATCGCTTGTTGACTGGAAATACTTATATCCATGGATTTGCTCCGGAAGCAGAGCCAGATCGGTTTGTAGAGCTTCACATTTTGCCATCACAGTTTACACACCCAATATCAGCAGGACAATACTTAGGAGTTAAAGCCTATCGTTTGGATTACGACGTTAACAATCCTATTGATAAAGCCAACGTAGCCCATTATCGTTATTTCAATCCTGACTTTTCAACCAGTAACCCGCACATTGTAGGTCAGGCGCCATTAATGGCTGCGTCAAATGTCGTTTTGAGAAGCAATAGCGGTTACGAATCATCAACTAAAGCATTCCAGAATGGTGGTAAAACTGGTGTTTTATACGAGGACGGCAATGCTCAGTTAAGCGATACTCAAAGGGATCTATTGCAGGCTCACATTGATAAGAAAATGACTGGTCCAGGCAACTATAAACAAATCATTGCGGCATCATCCAAATTAGGATGGTTGGAAATAGGTTCATCACCGGTTGACTTGGGAATATTGGAAAGTCTTGTTACCGATCTTCGCTCGCTATGTAATGTTTTTCACGTCAACTCAGCGCTATTCAATGATCCGGAGAACAAAACCTACAATAACATGCAGGAAGCTAGAAAAGCAGCTATTACCGATGCTGTTCTTCCAGAACTAACGGCATTACGTGACGCACTGAATCAATGGCTTGTTCCTGGTTGGTCAAAAGCTGACAAGAAGCGCTATTTCTTGGATTTTGACACCAGTGTTTATCCGGAGTTACAGGAAGATATGAAGGCGCTTGCCGAATGGTTGGAAAAAGCCTGGTGGATCGATCCGAATGAAAAACGTGCTCAAATGAACTATGATGCTAAAGGACCAGAGTTCGATGAATGCTTTATTCCTGCCGGCATTATGCCAATGTCGCAATCTGATCCAGCCGATTTCGAAAAAGCTTTCCATAAAGTTGGAAGCGTAGACTATGATTAGGCAAATCCATAAGTTAGCTGATAGACACGAGAACAAAGGTGCTCGTGTGTTTCATGCTGCCTTAAAAAAACAGTTGGATAGTGCTGCATCATTCATTGAGAAGGGCGGTAATATCGACGGACTGGAGATCTACCCTATCCCTTTGCGTGACGCTATGCGATCATTTCACCAACTGGTGCAAATGGACAGTGCAGAGCTTCAGTATCGGGATTTGAGAAAGAACAATCCTGTTAAAGCAGGAATCGGCACCGAGATATCAACTCAATGGCTTAGGCAAATACAAGCATGGGTTTTACTTAATACCGGTGATCATATTACCAAGATTAACGACACTACATTAGACCGAATTCGATCTATTCACGCCGCTGGAATTGCTGAAGGTTTAGGACCACGAGATATTGCCGCAAGGATTCGCAAACAAGCTGGAGAGCCTTTCACAGTGTATCGTTCAACTGTTATTGCCAGAACCGAATCAACCAGATCAGCATCGCAAGGCCATAAGATCGGTGCTGAAGCATGGGAAAAAGAAACAGGTCAAAAAACATATAAGCAATGGAGTGCAACAAATGACAGCCGAACCCGTGATGCTCACAGGGCAATGCTTGTTTTACATATTATCCCAAAAGGAGAAATGTTTTTAGTTGGCGGCGTTGAGATGGATGCGCCTGGTGATCCAAAAGGCGGTGCCAAGAATGTCGTGAATTGCAGATGCAGAATTTACTATATGAGTGAGCGAATTGCGAGGAGGAAATTAGGCGAACAAGCAAAACCTGCAACAGCGGTTAATCCAAAAGTGCCAATTAACCTGAAGGACTACGAGGATAAAACTGGGGTTAAGATTGACAGGTCAATTTTCAATGCCCTGGACGAGATTATCCCGATGACCAACACTGCAAATGGATCCTCATATAATTCGGTCACAAAATCGGTTAACCTCCAAATAGGAGATCGAGCACGGAAAAGTAAATGGCAGGCTGAAAAAGTCGTTTATCATGAGTATGGCCATGCCATCGACTGGCAAAAAGGAATGCGGACTGACGGAGTAGCTACAAAACTGATGGATGAGTATAGGAAGAAGTTAGCGAAGAATAGAAGTGCTGGTTATATCGAATTACATCAAAATTTCTATGCTGACGTGCAAAAAGCGTACAGATCAGGCGACTATGATGAAATTGAAAGGATTACTTCATTTGCTGATACGTTGATGGCTTTAAATCCCCGCTTTGGTGCTGGCCATACTAAAGCTTACTTTAACTTACCAGAGAGAAAAGAAGCAGAGTTTATCGCTCATGCTTTTGAAAATAAATTTATAGGCAATTCTTATTTTGAAAAGGTTGCTCCGGATCTTTACCGTGATATGATCAGCTATATTGAGGAGTACCTTAAATAAGTTTCATGCCCGTTGGTGCGCCGATTAACGAATCATCTTCGATAAGTTCTATTCGCTTATCCTCCTTTTCTGCCTCTTCTAATTTGGAATAAACCTCATCACCGAATAGAGAGAAAGCGGTTTCCAAGGTTTGAGCATAATCATCTCTTTCCGTTCCGCTATAGTCGCGGAAAGCCATATGAAATTCAAATAATTGTTGACCTGTCATTGATGTAAATTTAGTTAATAAAAATGAACAGAGTTAAAGCATCTGTTCATTTTTGTTCATTGCCAATATCGGAAATCCTCATATTACAATTCCTTCGTTTATGGCTACATGAAGAATCTGATACTATTCGTTTTTATTTTTTTACCCTTTCTTGCGTATTCACAGCCAAGAGGTTGTCTTGATGGTTCAACTACCACTGGAACTCTATACACCAACAGAAATCAAACAAATACAGCCTATTATACCCGAGCGTCCGGTGGTTACCTAACGTCAGCCCCCGCTTGTCCAAGGGTTCGACTTATTGAGCGAGTTGGGACTTGTAGATTTGGTATCATCTTCACCTATGATGAATGGACTTACGAAATTCTTAATCCCCCTGTTCAATGTGACATAGATCATTATGCATTAGGCGCAATCGTGATAGTCGGAGTTATTGGAGTTAGGAAGATGAGGAATAAAAATAATTCAGTTTCTTAATAACCCGCCCCCCTTCCACCCTGCGGTTTAAACTTCTTTTGAACTGTTGGACAGCTATTCATTCGATTAGGTACACATCCTGATAGCATGGCTAACAGAATTGTAATGGTAAGTAGATTTCTCATATCATTTACATTACCCAATCTTTAACAATGGTCGGTTCATAATTCTTACTTATGGCGACTTGAACCGATTCTATCGCAAATCCATTTCGAAAGGTGTGACCGATTTTGCGCTCCGCGTCGACATAGCGCTTTAATAATTCAGGATTGTGTTTACCGGCAATAACAAGTGCATCAAAGGGACTGAAAATACAAAAGCAGCATGACAAGCGAGGCATTCCTAAATCATAGGCTGGATGATAAGGAAGAGTATTCTCACGTATTGTTGACCAGACTTGATCCAAAGTCCAATCATGAACAGGAAGCCAGTCCATAACAGTTCTGGATTTGGTCGTTAGCTGTTTGTTCAGCTTTAAAACCTCCTTTTTAGCTCTCGCGGGGCTTTCTTCTCGTCTGAATCCGAAAACATGCAAAACATTACATTTTCCAATGCCTCTAGTAATTTGAGTTACTATTCTGCCACCTGGACCACGCTTGAAATCACTAGTGCAATAGCGATTTACATTATCTGGCCACTTACCACGACGTTCTACATATTCCAACAGCGTTTCTTCTTTTCCGTTTTTATCTCTCCTTTTGGAGTAATATGTTTTTAATCCGAAATGATCAGCTTGAGCTTCAACCAGTTCTTTGGTTCCTTTCCACTCCATTTCTCCGAGATCCTGGTGGCTGACAATAATTCTCGATTTAGGGTAGCCTTGCTGATCAGCAAGCCTGCAGACCTCATAGATAGCGACTAGCGAATCTTTGCCCGCGCTACTATTAAGGACTACCCTTTGGTAGTCATGTAGATTCATTCTTTTGTGATTTAAAGCCATTGGTAGTGGCTGCTTTATAATTATTTGAGTATCATGCAATAACTGAGATGTCAATCTAAATTCCTACATTAGTTATATGGAATTATTATTCACATTTTTATTTAACCTATTGTCATTCAGGAAACTTTGGGAAAAGAAAGAGAAGTAATCTCTACTAACCCATTTAGATCTAACCGACAATATTTTGTGTACATTTGCCATATGCTTCAATGGCTTTATGCACTGGCAATTCCTTCCGTAATCATTACAATTCTTTATTTCCTTTCAAAAGCCAATTGGCGCTTACTAAGAAGAAAACTTTCTAGAAAAGATTAAACAAAGGGGGTAAAACCACCGACGGAATCATATACCCCCTATTGCTATCTAATTAACGCTCTCACCTAGAAAGGCCGCTTATCTCTAAGCAGCCCGATCAACCAAACCCACAAAAAAAGCGGTGCCAATAATAAAATTCACACCGCCCAAATCAAACACCCAGAATAGACGTAAACTGTCCCAAACATTAACGTTAGGACAAACATAAAACAAATAATATTTATTTCAAAACATTTGTTTTATTTTAAATATTATTTTTATCTTTGAACTGTTCAGAGAGAGATGTGTGAGGTTGATTTAAAGGCTTACCAAATTGCTGAAGGAGATTAGAGAGAGAGGCGCAATTAGGTAGGCTTTTTTTGTGAGGTTGATAAATGGAATTCAAGAACATTGCTACAGAGGTTAAAGACCTGGATGAAAAGAAAGGTATTATCGAGGCATACGCTAACGTATACCACAACGAAGATTCCGACAAGGATATATCAATGCCTGGTAGTTTCACTAAGACGGTTACAGAAAACCGCAAACGCATCCGCGTACTAAAAGACCACAACCAAACCATCACTTTAGGCGTGCCATTGGAAATCGATCCAAGGGACAATTATGGCTTAAGGACCATCACTCAATTTAATCTCCAGAAAGAAATAAGCCGTGACATGTTCACGGATATTCAGCTTTTAAAACAGCACAATCTTAATGCAGAACTTTCAATCGGCTATGGCCAGACTAAACGAGATCAACATGATACTCGTAGGATCTTGGAATATGGTTGGTTAGGGGAATACTCTTTCCTGTCAGCATGGGCAGCAAATGAGTTGGCTATTGTTGGCGATATCAAAAGCATTAAGTCTCACTATGGCGTTATGGAGTTTCTAACGAAAGCCTATAACCTACCCTACTCTGACACACGATTAATCCAGATCGAAAACATTCTAAAATCACTCTCAACGGAGCCGGGCCAAGACACCACTTCAGGAGAAGAGCCGATTGCACAAGCCTTGAAGGAGGCGAATATTTTATTGGAACTAAAATCATTTATTATTTAATTATGAAAAAGAATTTCGTACCGCGTATTGCGGTAATGGGACCCGGCTCTGCTTCAGCATCAATGTTTTTCAGAGCAAAACTGAACAGCGATGGAGGTGGTGGCGGTAACTCTCCAAGCGTTAAAGAATTACTGGAGGGTATTGAGGCCAAGCTTGAAAAAAGCGTCGGCGCTAAAGCTATCGAGGCAGCTAAAGCCGAGTTAAAAAGTTTAACAGATAAAGTTACAGCGTTAGAAGGTAAGGATAATTCAGCCGAATTAAAATCCATCAATCACGCTGCTACAGCATTAAAATCACAGGTTGATGCACTAGATGTGAAGCTTCAAAAAGGTGGCAAAGGCAATTCGGAGGATCATCCGGTATTAGCTGCTGTAAAAGGCTTAGATGTTGAGAAATTAAAATCTGGTGAGAGCGGATTTCAAGAGGTATTGGTTAAAGCTGCTGGTCCTATGACTGTTGGCTCCGTTAATAACCCAGCTAGCCCATACATCGGATCTGTTGAGGTTGTTTCTGGGATCAGCAGAGAACCACAAGGTGATTTAAATATCCTCCAGGATGCCGATACCAGCGGAACAAATGCAGCTACGATCGTTTGGATCAACAAGCATACAATTGAGGGAAATGCGGAGTTTATTAATGAAACGGAATTAAAGCCTATCCGTTCATTCAAAGTTAAGGCTGAAACCTCAAACGCAAAAAAAGTTGCAGTTCGCTTCAACGTTTCTACCGAGTCTTTAGACGATTTAGATTTCTTAGCATCAGAGATCAACTCTGATGGTATTGATGCTGTCGTTCGTAAAACAAACGATGCGTTATTAAACAGTACCGGTGCAGGAGCGCAAGCCGATGAGCCTAAAGGTATCACCAAATACGCCGGCGGTTATGTATTAACTACAATCAAAGGCGAGGATCCAGATAACTATGGTGCATTGCGCGCAGGTGCGGCACAAGTTAGATCATTGAAGTTCCGTCCAAATCGTGGTTATATCAATCCAATTGATGCCGCTAACATGGACCTTAAAAAAGGTGCTAACGGTCAATATGTTTTACCTCCATTTACTACTGCTGATGGCCGTAAAATCGGATCTATCACTTTAGTAGAAACTGATGAAATCCCTGTTGGATTCTTCTTAATTGGAGACATGAAACGTTTCAAAATCCGTCCTTATAAAGGTATCCAGGTTAAAGCTGGTTACAATGGCGAAGATTTCTCGCATAACATGATGACCATCATCGTTGAGCAACGTTTGCACGCATACGTCAACTCAATTGATACTGGAGCATTCGTTTACGATTCGTTCGCTACGGTGAAAGCTGCAATCTTAATTGCACAGGGATAATATCTAATAGCCCCTTCACGGGGGCTTAACTCAAAAAATCATGGCAAAGGCAAAAGCAGAGAAGATCAATTTAAAGGATAAGGTTTCAGTTACAGCAACTGATAAACATCCTTTCGCTGATAAAGGCGAAAAATTCGAGGTTCATCCAAAAGTGGCTGAACAGTTCCTTAAAAAAGGATACATCGATAAATATAACGCCCCTAAGAGCGTAGAATCTGAAGAAGAAGATTCAGAATAAGGTACAATGGTTTATGGGGGTTCGATTCCCCTTTACCTTCTAAACAACAGATTATGAAAATCAAGATGTTAAAAGATTACCTCGATTTCGAAAAGGGAAAAGAGTATGAGATTTTAGGTCCTTCCGGTGATCATCTAGTAAAAAAACAGTTGGCAAAATATGTCACTGGCAAAGATGGCAAAGAGGATAAATCTCCAGTTGAAACCAAAGAATTAAAAACCGATCCAGAAACTAAGTAATGAATCTTTATCCTAAATGTAAACCAGCTGATCCAGTGATCGCCTTTGAGATTATCGAAGACGTGACTGAAGAAGTTGTGACTTTACAGCAGGCTAAAGACTGGCTTACTATAGATTATCCGGATTGGGATTGGTTGATTGAAATGCTTATTAAAGCAGCACGTGAAGAATGCGAGAAGTTTACAGGATTGTCAATTGGTGTTCGCAAAATAAAGCTAACAGGCGATTACGAGAACGAATTGGTTTACATGCCATTCGAACCAATCACAGAAAAGACAGGTAATGAGCAAAGAGTTGGCTATACAGCTGACACTTGTCCATCAGCGATAAAGCTGGCGATATTAAGAATGGTCCACACCCACTTTGAATTCAGGAATGATATAGAAAAGTCGGGTGTGTCCATGCTTGACGTAAACGCGGACAAAGTTTTGAAACCATTTCGCCGTAGGGTTGGATTATGAACGGGGGCACGCTAAAACAAAAGATCACTTTCGTTGATCATACCGAAGTTTCAGACGGCGCCGGCGGTTCAATTTCAACGCCTGATACAGTTCTTGAAACATGGGCCCAGGTTAAAGCGATCAAATCGGTCAAAACCCTGGAGGCCTTACAGGAGGGTTTAAACTCTGTATACCAGGTTAACATTAGGATGCGAAAAGGCTTTGAGCCAAAACAGCATTTTGATGTGATTTATAAGGGTATTACTTATGTGATCCTAACCATTGAAAGCGACGAGGTTGATTTGAAAGAATGGATTTTAACCATTACTAAGCGTGAAAGTTAGGGGATTTGATTCGTTGATCAGGAAACTAAGAAAGCTTCCAGTACAGGCTCAATCAGAGATCAAGAATGAAATTCGGGATGCCGCTGATATGATTGTTATGGATGCGGGTGATGCCGCTCCGGTTGACCTTGGCTACTTAAAAAACAGCATTAGAAACTATCCGAGACAGGGTGGCTTTAATTACGAGGTTAACGTTGGAGCAAAATATTCTCCATTCGTGGAGTTTGGAACCGGTACTGAAGTAGATGTTCCAGCAGAGTTAAAAGATTACGCTTATCAGTTTAAAGGGGGCAATAAAAAGCAGATAAATATCCCTGCCAGACCGTTCTTTTTCCCTGCATACTTTAAGCATAGGGATGAACTGATTGAGAATATAAAAGACATGCTTAAAAGGCATTTGAGATGAGAGATATAAAATTGCCATTACGAGAAACCTATTTTTCAAAGCTAACAGCTTTGAGTCTGGAAGTTTATGAAAATGGCGCCGTACCATCGGGAGCAATAACTCCTTATGTGATTATCTCCAGCGTAGATGCAAAAGAAGAAAGTAATAAATCGGACTTCGGGCACAAAGCGGCGGTCCTATTGGATATCGTTACAAAATTCCCTAAAAATCAAACTGGTGGCGGCAAAGAAAGGGATTTGATCGCTGGTGAAATCATAGCTGTAATTAATAGTAAAGCACCGTTCATCATAGACGAAAACTTGCAGTCGGTAAATTTAAAAATCACATCCGATCAAACGCTGGAAGGTACAGCAGATACAGATAGAGTATTCAGAAGGTTGATCAGATTTGAACATACTATAAGACAATTAAATTAAAAAGAAATGGGAAGAAAGTATTTTGACGGGAAGGATGTGATTCTTTTTATTAAGAGACCTGCTCGCGATGGGCAACCAGCCGACGCAACATTTAGAGCTGTAGCCTGCTTGGATTCAAATTCTTTTTCTCACGATCGTGAGTTAAAGGAAGTAACAAATAAATGTACCGCTGGTTATCGTGATGGTAGAGCAGGAAAAGGAACATGGGGATTTGATGCATCCGGCCAAGCTATTGGCGACGCCACAGCTGCTGAAGCAAATTATCAAGAACTCTTGGAAATATCGGTTACGGGAGAAGAAGTTGAAGCAAAAATGGCAAATGCTGATGGTAGTGTTTATCGTGCGGGTAGTGCGCTAATCACGTCTTATAAAGAAGATGCTGCTAGTGAAGAATATTTGGCATTCACGGCAACGTTTGCAGGACTAGGTGTGCCAGTAATCAAGAAACCGGTAGCGTAATGAATGGATTTATGTCAATTGAATTGGGCGGAAAACTCCGTTCAATTCGATTTGGAATGTTGGCGTACGAACACCTTTTAACTACTGTAGCAAAGGAAGACGGGAAAGTTAAAAGTACAGCAAAGGTCATCTATGCGGGCTTACTAAACGCCGCGGAAGTTTCAGATTCACCCATAGATTTTACATTTAACGAGGTATATGGTTGGATCGATGAACTAATGTGCAGCCCTGAAGGCAACAAAACGATTCTCTCAATCGAGAAATGTTTCGAAGAATCAAACATGTACCAAAATATTCTGAAACCACAGGTTGAAAAAAAAAGCGCAAACGCCCTTCAGCCATAGGGATAATATCTAACATCCGTCAATATGCCTTGGGAGACATGGGCATATCGTTAACGGATTATTACAAAATGACCTATGGCCAATATCAAGCGGCATGTGAGGGTTATTTATTTCGTCTTAATAGACAAGAAGATATAGACAGGCGAATAGCCTGGATAATATTAAAAGGTTGGGCTAATCCAGCACAACTGCCAGCAAATTATAAAGTCTTTTGGCCTTTGCCAATTGATGACATCGCTACCAAAAAAGTAGCAAGAAGAAGAGGGAAAAAGCTAACCGAAGAGGAATTCGCAGCTTTCATAGAAAGGGAAAAATAGATGTCAGAGATATTAAAAGCCGAACTAATTGCGGACATCTCAAATTACGTGAGAAACATGCGCCTTGCTGCAAGCGAAAGCTTGAAGACTGAAGGTGTAATTGATCGTGCAACTTCTGGGATTTCCAATGCTTTTACCTCAAAGATATCTGGTGCATTTTCTGTTGCTGCAATCGCGGCGTTCACAAAATCTGTTATTGATGCATCAAGCGAATATCAAAAATTTGATGCAGTACTTTCTAACACTTTAAGTAGCCAAGCTCTAGCATCTTTAAAAATGCAGGAGCTTGCAACATTTGCGGCGCAGACACCATTCGGAATAAATGAGTTAACCGCTTCATTTGTCAAATTAGCAAACGCCGGGTTTAAACCAACAGGTGATGAAATGCGCAAGTTAGGGGATCTTGCATCAAGTACCGGCAAATCATTTGATCAATTAGCGGAAGCTATCCTGGATGCACAAACAGGTGAATTTGAAAGACTAAAAGAATTTGGTGTACGTGCAAAGGATGCAGGCGATTCGGTAATATTCACATACAAAGGTGTTCAAACGCAAGTTGAAAAAACATCTGGAGCCATTCGCGGCTATATTACCAATTTAGGAGATGCTGAAGGCACTTCTGGATCTATGGCAAAGATATCTGAAACCCTAGGCGGAAAAATCAGCAATCTGGGAGACAGTTGGGATCAAATGCTGATATCTGTTGGCGCAAATACCGATGGTGTATTTACGAATGCCATTGCTGTAATAAATGACGCTATCGGTAGAGTAACTGAATTCAATAACCGACTACAAACTGCATCAAAATATAAACTAAGTCAGGGATCACTATTTGCAGGCCAAGCAAATCAGGCTTTCAATCCATTTGCATCTAGAGCAGGAAACGAGACACAAAAAGCGGTCGCGAATATCCAGATCACTGAAGAGGCTTTAAATAAACTTGTCAATAAAACTATATCCGGGGCTAAAAACGTCAACGACTTTGGCAAAGCATTGGCGGACCTCAAACAAAAGGCCGACTTAACAAAAAGTTTGACTTCTGTTTCTTCGTTTGTTGAGGCGGTAAAGAAAACTAATCTAACTGGCTCCTTTGAGGATATTAGGAAATCGCTCCCATCCTTATTTGTGGATTCCAAAAAGGAGGCAAACGCCATTCAGCAGGTTTACCAAAATGCGATAAACGCGGTAATTTATGCGAGAAGAAATTTTACAAAAGAGGTTAAATCAGACGCGAACTTCGGAACTGGGAAAAAAGATAAAAAAGCGAAGGTTTCTATTCCGACCGTATTAGAAATACCTGATAATGCTGCAACCAACGCAAAAGAATTTACTAGAAATTTCAAGCAATTAACGGGACTAGATGCGCTCAAAGTTGAAGTTCCAAAGATTGAACTTTTAGGAAAAATAGAGCCTATTCAAATGCCGCCATTGGTGGCTTTCGACCTAGCTAAGGAGCAATTAATTATTGACACGCAAAAGTTTTTAGAACAAGCGGAATTACAAGTTGAAAGTTTAACGAGCATTGGCAACGTACTTAGCGAAGTCTCTAGTGCGATGGCCGCGGGATTTGGGGCTATCGGCGGTGCTATAATTGATGGGAACTCAATCATAGACGCAGCTGGAGCCGCGCTGTTGGGTACAATTTCAAGTTTCATCTCACAATTGGGACAAGCCCTAATAAAACAAGGTATTGCAACGATTGCAGCAGGCATAGCTTTAAATATAATTAAGCCAGGATCGGGAGCCAATAAAGTGGCTGGCGGTTTCATGTTAGTGGCTGCTGGTGGAGCACTTTCGGTTGCGGGTGGCGCGGGTTCTGCGTTAGCTAATTCGAAAAACAATTCTAGAGGTCAGCAGTCAAGCCCTGGTCAGCAATTCAAAGCATTTGCGAATGGCGGAATCATATACGGCCCGACAGTTGGGCTGATGGGTGAATATGCCGGAGCATCGTCGAATCCTGAAGTAGTAGCGCCATTAAATAAATTAAAAGATATTATTGGCGGTGGACAAGGTACGGTTGTAAATGCATCTGTAGGGATTTCAATGAGAGAATTAGTCGTTAAGATCCGTCAAGAAGAGAAATTAATGGGGAGGATGGGATAATGGCTTGGGAGATTGATAGATTCGGATGCAAGCCATCAGGTTTTTTAGCAAGCTGGCAGTATGGCCGTGTATTGGTTGATGAAAATGGAAACGTTACTCATGAAGATGTACCAGGAAAAAACGGCTTTGGTAGACAATGTATTTCAGATTACAATAAGAACGACAGGAGATATGCTGATGGCAATCTTATTACTGAATTCTGTAATCTGGAAACGCATACCAATTTCAGAGTTTACGCGCAAAATTGCAGGCCGTTCGCCTATTCGCAAGCTGATATAAATTCGCCAAAATGTGGATATAAGGAACCGCTTCCGGAGCCAGCTGTTCCCGCCAATCCATTTGGCAATCCTGCATATGGGCTATATAGATCCTTTGATTTTTGTGATGAAAATAGAGTGCCATGCCAGGTGCTTATTGAAATGAAGAATTATTCCGGAGCAGTAATCCCATTAGATTTGGGTGATGCCAGTCCGGTGAAGATTAAATACAAACCGGTAGACTATAAGTTTGATCCAATAAGGTCAATAGAATGTACGTTAGCATTTGTTGTTACAGACAACTTCTTACTCGCAGAATTCTATACCAATGATGAAAGAACCTTTAGGGTAACGGTTCTAAAGGCAAATAATATTGAGTTCAAAGGGTACATAATTCCTGACAGCTGTTCAGAACCTTTTGAAGCACCGCCGTATGCAGTTAGCATTAGGGCCACTGATTCTCTCGGAGGATTAAAGGCTGTAACGTACCCTGTTCCAATTGGCAGCGACATAGATATTTCACAATCATTTGTAGATATTTTAGCGTACTGCTTTGCTATGACCAATCTTAATTTGACCATAGCTACAATTAGTAATTTATACGATACTTCAATGCCGAATGGGCTTGATGATGATCCATTGGCTTTAGCGTCGATTAACCCGCTCAGATTATCAAAAGACAATAACACCGTGCTTTCTGTTTATGATGTATTGGTTAACGTGGCGAAAGCGTGGGGAGCATTTATTGTTCAATCCAATGGCGCTTGGAATATTGTGAGGGTGAATGAATTAGCTAATCCGGTAATTAGAATGAGATTCTATAATTACAAGGGATTGTTTTTGCGCTCTGGTGTGCTTGATAACCAAAGAACAATTGGAGGCACTAAAGAAAATGTTTTGGTGTCTGACGGGGGAGAAATAAGTATTCAGAATGCATACAAGCGAATAGTTATTGAATCTGTTTTCGGTACTGTTCCATCACTATTATACAATGGAAGCTTTGAGGTTTTCGACGGGCAAAACTTTAACTATTGGACTAGATATGGTGGCTTGAACTTTACCAGAATTAAACGGACGGTTACCAATGCCAATGGTGTTTTGATTCCTATCGAAAACTATGCGCTTCAATTTAATGAAGTTGCCAATAGTGGGAAATATCTGGAGTCAAATCCGATCGCTGTACAAAAGGGAGATACACTGAAAGTGCAATATAGAGTTGGTAAAACCGACACCTATACCAATCCCATAGAGTTTTTCAATGATACCACTGGTTTCGGTAGAAGGCAGATCGGAACAGTTTACCTCTTTAAGCTTAGGATTACTTGCTTCGTCCTGGATGAAAATAAAAATGTGATCAAGTCCAGCTTTCTAAGAACCAACGGGAACAACTACGAATGGAGTGACGCGTTGGGTGTTGTTGAAAATTCCGTTGAGAACTCGAAGGGTGATATGAACACCTTCACGGTTAATTTCAGTGTACCTGAATGTCCTCATAACGGCTTGATTAAGATTCAACTGTTTGGTTTCCAGAAAATCCAAAGGATAAAATATTACAACACCCAAAGTGACAATGTCCAAAGTACAAAGGATACCAATTTGATAGAATACGCCCCTCTGGCAATTGATGATATTTCTATTTCCAAGAGCAGTCAAAGTGTTGCCAACGATATGACAGGATTGCTTTCAGTATCTGAAAACCTGGCTTTTCACACGGACAACCCCGAAAAAACAAACATTCTATTTGGAGATTTCTATCCACCGAATGGTGCCGACGTACTAAATAGTCTTTATGCAATAAAGATCGGTAAAGGTTTGAGTTCGGGATGGTATGAATATGGGATAACTTCTGGAGGTGTAGCATTCGGACTGGCATTGGCTAAAAGCATATTAAGGGCGTATCAAAAGCCATTTAGAATTTACAACGGGGAATTAAAGTTAAAGCCAAACGAAAGATTTTTCAGTTATCTGGACACTTTTAATTTCAATATCCCTCATTCCGGAACCTTTAACAATAAGCTTTTTGGAATAATGGGAGGAGATTTTGATCTAAAGTACAATACACTTAGTAGCCTAACATTGGTAGAGTTATTTGATAAGCCTGCCAAATCACAAGACATCACTACCCCGAGCTATCCAGGCGGCAGCGAACCTGTTTTTGCACAAGATCCTAATTACGACAACAACGTATCCGGAATATTTACAGAGGAATTTACATCAGAATTTAAGTAATGAATTACAATCAACAAATATCAGCTTATAAAACCCTTGCTAACATACTTGTAGGCTCAAAAAATACTCTAAATAGCATAGAGCCCTCGGACGTAGCTGATTTGGGCTTAGAGCTTGCTGATCTGCTGTTACCAATTCTGAACAAGATTAATGATTTTAATCTCTCTGGAGGTATAACGCCACCGCAGGCTGAAATCGGTGGAGATCTTGATATGTATATCCAGGGTGGAGCGAATCTAATCTTCTGGAGGAAGAGAAATGGAGCGTGGACTAATGAGGCACAAGTGGATCTTGGAATTCAGATTGTTGATGGAAATATTTCCTTACAATCTAGTGTTAAAGACTCGCTGGTGACTGTATCGGCTGGGAATTGGGGAATAAATAATGTGATCTACACAAATGCCGTTCAGACACAGTTTAATTTATCTGCAGCTGATCCAAACTACAATCGGATAGACACTGTGTATGCCAACGAAAACAATTATGTTTTCTTAGTGAACGGTGTCGCGAATAGCAATCCCCTTCCTGCTGCAAAGCCTGCCAATTCAGTTTTGGTTACATACATCTATGTGCCATCATTAGCAAGTGGTAATCCGCCGTATATCTCCGATAGTAATACGCCGGTAATTGAGGTGACCGGCAACGACATCAAAACAAAGATCAATGTACCTGATGGGAACAAAGTTATTAACTGGCAGACCGATTTAATTCCAAACACCCAGCGGACTTACTTCGCTAAACACGGGAATAGCATCGCTAACATCCAAGGCCATTACGATGGCGGTGGCGGATCAATGACACCCTACTCACCAAACTATACTTACACCCTAAATAATGATGGAAACATCAATATCCTAACATTAACAGAAGTATTTGCAGGAACAATAACAATTATTTAAAATGAAAAAACTACTATCAATTTTACTCCTGTTCGTTTCGTTTGGCGTATTTGCCCAGACTTACGACACTTTGCCTACCGGTTCAAAACCTTATGGCAATCAACTTTACTTATCGCCGACCGGATTGGTTATTGGAGGTATTGGATCTGCTAAGTTTAGAGTTATCGGCACTAAAAAATACGTCGATTCTTTATTGGCTTTAAAGGCTGATTTAACAGCTTTGGAATTGTATCAAACCAAAGCTAATTTATCAACTGATTTGACAGCTAGCGAGACTAAGTATCCTAATGTTAATGCTGTTAATACTGGCTTAAGTCTTAAAGCGAACACTGTTGATGTTAATAACAGTTTAAATACTAAAGCTAACACAAGCGATGTTATTTTAAATAATAATGGCTCAGGTACTAATACAACTTTAACTGGTGCGACTTTAGCCGGCACTACCAAAATATCGACTACACCAGGCGATTCTTTCGCAAATTTTGATTTTGTAACCAGAGATAAAACGACGGGTGAACTTAAAAAGATTGATCAGGCCATCATCCCGGATTTATCACCTTACCAATTGAAGTCTGAAAAAGGCCAAGCTAATGGTTACGCCGGATTAGATGGATCAGGTAAAGTTCCATTAACACAAATTAATGATGCTTTACTCGGTGCGGTTAATTACCGTGGCACTTATAACGCTGCAACAAATTCTCCGGCATTACCAACCGTTGGAACTTCTAATAAAGGCTATTATTGGATCGTGTCAACGGCAGGTACGCAATTTGGTTTAGAGTTTCGCGTAGGCGATTGGATTATCTCGAACGGTTCGAGTTACGGAAAGGTTGCGAGTAGCTCCGACGTTGAAAGCGTAAACAATAAAAAAGGGGTTGTTACATTAAATAAAAATGATATTGGCTTGGGTGCGGTAGATAATACAAGCGATGTTACAAAACCTCTTTCTAACGCCATGAATACTGCTTTAGGATTAAAAGCTAATTTAACGAGTAACGATTTTACGGAGGCGCAAAATATATTAGGAACTTTAAATATAAAAGGCAGTAAAAATACACCTTATTCATTTTTAACTACACCGTCCGGGGCGGGGCCAAATTCCTAGGATATACTTAAACTAAATTTCACTAATTCGGCAAGCACAACAACGGAATTATGGGATATAAACGGCGTAAAAACCACAATAAAAGATTTACAGCTTTCCGAATCGGGAGCGCCAACAACTCCGGCAACGGCTGTTAGTATGTTAAGATTGGATAACAGATTAGCTACAGGCCAAACAATCGGAGCGAACACGACCGGAACGGCAGCAAACGCGATTAAGTGGGGAGGCGGCGAGGCTGATTTTACTAATTATGGAACAACTGTAAATCAATTTATTGGGTTTGACACAGATGGAAAAGTAAAGCCTTACACATTTTCACAAATGAGGGCGGCGTTAAGCTTAAATAACGGTTCGGCTTTGGATAATACTGCATCTAACGCTATCAAATTGACGGGTTACGATGCTAATTTTGGAGCTGTTACCGAAGTAACTCCAAACTATGTTTTAGGAGAAACGGCGGGCGTTCTTAAAAAACATTCCGCCGAGTCTATAAGGAATTTCTTTGCTGGCTTAACTTTAACTAATAGTATTACAGGAAACGCATCAAACTCTACGCTTTGGAACAATCAACCCTTCAAGGTTCAAGAAACGGGCTCATTTTATTATTTAATGGGATTTGATCTAACTGATAATAGTTGGAAATATGCAACAATTCCTGGTATTAAAAACACTTTAGCAACAAGCTGGCAAAACGTCACAAACGTAGATAATAAAACAACCAATACAGCATTTGTTACCGGAAGCAGTCGTCCTTCTACGCCAAGCGGAGGCACTATTGCACTAGAATACGATGGAACAAGTGGAGCGGGTAACCTTTTTTCATACGATTATTCAACTTCAACACCAAAAAACACGGTATTAAATAGTCCTGGTGGTAACGTTGGAATAGGCGTAAATCCTACTGAAAAACTGGAAGTAAGCGGAAACGCAAAAGCAAATAGTTTTATAAGCGGAAAAAACGCTTCTTTATTTGAAAGTAATACGTCGATGCTATCCGCAAAACCCGATGGATACGGGGCTTCATTTGTTGAGATCGGAACGGCAAAAGAGGGCATAAACTGGTATAACGGTCAGGCTTTAACATTTAGCACAACAATAGGCCCGGATATCACGGCCGCCGGAAAATCTGAAAGAATGCGTATATCAGCTAATGGAAATGTTGGTATAAACAATACAACCCCTTTAGAAAAATTATCTGTAAATGGTAAATTGGCTTTAACAATTGATGATACAACCGTGGGGGGCAAGATATACGGATTCAATGACGTTTCAGGCGGTGGGTATGGTGGAGGTTTAAAATTTCAAACCCGTTCTTATAACGGTTCTACTTATGATTACTATGATAGACTTTCTATATTAGGTAATGGCGGGGTTGTTATAGCAAACCTTGCCGGAACAGGAAACCGCGCTTTGGTCGCAACTCCAAATGGAACAATACAAACTGGCGGCACACTCGGAACGGTTACTAACGTTCAATTATCGGGAGGTTACGGAGTTATCGGAACTGTTTTCAATCCTACGACAACACCTACAATTCAATACGAAGCGGACACCGCAAGCGCTAACGGATTGGCAAGCAAAGCGCGGCTAGCAAATACAGTGTCTAGCGGAACTTATTTGCCAACTTCTTCAGCGCTAGGAAATACCGGAACGCCAAACTTACCGGTTCACAGATATACTAAAATTGGCAATGTAGTTACAGTTTACGGATCGGCCTCGATTAGTAAATCACAGCAAGGACAGCAAACCTTTTTTGATCTTAGCTTACCTATTGCCTCTAATTTTTCGGCTACGAGTGATGCAACAGGTTATGGCGTCAACACAGGTGCCGCTTATGCAACGGTAAGTGCTCAGGCAAATACTTTTTCAAAGACAATTACTTTATTGTTTGGAGGCATACCAGGTGGCGGTCAAACTTCTGATACTAATTACAATTATTCATTTTCCTACACAATTAAATAACAATGAATTTCTTTACTGAATTAAACAATAGAATTACTTCGGATAGTCCGAAGTTCTTTAAAAAGCTGCAGGCTTTAGGCCTTTACTTAACTGGTGCTGCTGGATCTGTTTTAGTTATTCCCGGCATTCCTGAAAACTTAAAAGTAATCGCAGGATATATTTTAACGGTTGGCGCTGTACTGGCTGCAGTTTCAAAATTACCAGTTAAGGATCCTGATTATTCAACCTTAGATCGAAATAAAAATGAAGATATCAAGTAACGGAATCGCCTTCATTAAGAATGAAGAAAAGTTCATGAGTAAACCTTATTTAGATGCTGTAAAAGTTCCAACCATTGGCTATGGCACTACCAGATATGAGAACGGAAAAGCAGTAACGCTTAAAGATCCGGCCATCAGTGAAAAGAGAGCATCAGAATTACTGCAATACCAAATCGATAAAGATTATGCTCCAGCTGTAACCAGAGCTTTGAAGGTACCAGTTACCCAGAATCAATTTGATGCGCTTACCTCCTTTGCTTACAATGTAGGAACGAGTAACAACGGAATGGCCGGAAGTACTCTGCTTAAACGAATTAATGCCGGAATCAAGGATAAAGCTACCATCGAATATTGGTTTGGAGTGTGGAACAAGGGCACTGTGAATGGGGTGAAGGTGGTACTTCCGGGACTGGTAAAACGCAGAAAAAGGGAAGCTAATCTATTCCTCAAACCTTAAATATTTAAATAAGAATGGCAACAAATTCAGAAACTACGGAAATGAAAAGTAGTGGAACTCATAAAATGCTGACATGGTCCCTGGCGGCCGTGTCCTCCCTTGCTTCATTCTTTGCCATTCAAAATAACAATAGGTTACAGGAAAGCAGGGAAATTAGGGAGTCGGATAAAACCTATTATCAAAATCAGATTGAGGTTAGAGATAAAACCATCGAAAAAAAAGACAGGTTTATTGACAGCCTTAACGGTTTGATGCTTCATAGAACAGATCGAGAACTCGACCAGATCAGGAAGTGGATATCAATCGATACTACCAAAAAAAGTACAGTCATCATAAAAAAAGCCAAGAAATGAAAAAGCTATTATTAATTGCATTGGCGCTCGTTCTTACAACCTCCAATGGGTGCCGGATTTTAAAAAACAAAAAACTGGATAAGCATTCAGGAGAAGTGAATATTAAAAATGATTTTGCTGTCAGTACCGCAAAGTTTGATAGCCTCGCATTAGTTTCAAAAGGGGTTTACGATAAAGGCAAAACCACGACTAAGGAAACGATATCCTATAAAAAGCCGGTGGCCGATGATGATATCGAGCTCACCGCAAATTTTAAGGTTGAGGGTCCTGTAGATCTAAAAGGTGATACAGCTTTCAAATTGGTTGATGTCAAAAATAACGAAGTAAGCGTTACGGTTTACCATAATAAACAAACCAATGAATTAACGGCCAAGATCAAAAAGAAAGGTAAGAAAGATAAGGATATCCCTTTTAGTGAAATGCTGATCAACCGGGAAACCGTTAACGACTTCAGTTCCGGAGATACGACGAAAACAAGTATCGAAATTAACAAGCTAAAAACAGACAGCATCGATAAATCCCGAAAGGATAGCCTATTTAAGTCGAGTAGCCTAAATAAAAGCAAGGATAACACTCCAGATTGGAAGGTGTGGATTGGTGTGGCGATAGTGGTTTGTTTTTTCCTTTGGTTAGGATTCCGTAGGAAATAATTATGTTTGCAGATCTAAATGGCTGCAAGAAACCGACATAACTTCTGGAAAAGGACTTGGGATAAAATTTCAAGCATATGTGCCGCTATTACTGCTCTAAGTATAGTATTTTTCGCCGGAATGTGGTTTGGTTCTTTTGCAAAAGAAAATGAATTTAATAAAAAAATATCTGACCTAGAATCTGCCCAGCAAAAAGAAAGTACAGAACAGTACAAAAAAGGAAAGGCTGAGGGTCAAAGAGAACTTATAGAGAGCGTGAAATTTGCAAGAGAAGTTTTGGAGTATAGAGATAAAATCAAACAAGATGCAAAAAAGTAAATTATTAATTATTGTTACCTTATTTGTTGCTTTTGTATCAATAGGCTTTAATATTTACCTTATAGGTTTAAGTAATGACCTTGGAGATACAATCAAGGAAAAGAACAATATTATTAAAAATGGCTTGAAATCTAATCAAAACGAGATTTCTAAGCTATCCGATACAGTTAGAACAATCACAGAAAAGATTTCCTACGAATTGGGCGGAAGGAAGCTTACTACTGATGATATGATAAAGATGTATAATTATATATCTTCAGAAAAAGATAAGTATAAACTATTGTATGATATAGCGAAAGAAAAATATGGCTTTCGGGAATTGATTGAAAAAAAGGGAAATCAAACAACTTATTCATTTAAAGATTTTACGCGAGCGGATTCCTCATTAGTTACTTATGATTTATTTAAAAACAGAATATACTTCAAAAATGGCAATTGGTATGGAGATGTAACAAGTAAGAAAGACTTAGAAAAATACGACAAGGACATTGCGAATAAAATAAGAGAATTGACCAAGCCTAAGCCTATAGATACAACAAAGCAAAATTAGCTTAAAGCCCTTCAGAAATGAGAGGCTTTTTATTTTTATAGCTTTTTGCTATATTGCATTATGGAGAATAGAAAACGTCATTCTACAACATCTGAAGATAAGGAATTTAAGCTGTTTGAGTTTACTTTTGCACAACGCATAGTAATTGCGATATTTTTAGCAGTCGTTGCATTTCTTGTTTATTATGGCGCTACTGTTTTATTTTTTGGTGAAGATTTTTGGCGAGAATCTCTTGCTCCAGGGCGATCTCTTAACCAATAGTTTTACCCATTGTCTTCCTTAAATAAACTTTCATGCAACAGATAAAACGCCTCAACGGTATGTTTTGGAAAAGGTTTCGTTTTATCATCCCACATCTTATGATTTTCTTGCGCTCTTGAATTACAAACTCTTTGAGCAACTTCCCGATCCTTATAGCCATTGGTCATCGCCGTATGATCACCAATCACCTTTCCGTCCTCACAAACGAAATACATTTTTCTGAACTTGAATCGCTTTGCCATAATGCAAAACTAAATATCATGACTTATAATTGCTAAAAATATTAGTAACATTTGTAAATGGATATTAAAGCAGCGACCGAAATAAGAACACTGAAAATTGGCAACGAGGTAATTACTGTCAACACAGTCAAAGGTGATAATAATTTATTTAGGGTTATGATCAATCAAACTTTCAAAGGCTATATCCAAAAACGAGATGGTGAACTTCATCGACTAGATGGAAGTTCAATTCATGATTTAATCTTTGCTAGAGTTTGTCAATTAATGGAAAATTAAAATACTTAGTTATGACTACATATGAATTTGATTGCATTAATTCCTCAACAGGGAAAACAATGCACATAAAGATTGATCAGGACGATGAATTTTTGAATACCACAATTGATGGTAATTATCTAGGGATACTAGTTATGGACTTTAGCGAACTTGGATATTCTACAGATGACGAGGCCTTAAAACCATTGCTTGCGGATATTGTTAAGTGTTTGTAGAAATCAGCTACATTTAGTTTAGCATTATGCAACAGATATACAATTTCACCATAAATACCTATCAGGTTGGTGTTAATGCTGAAGAAGACAATCAGTACCACGTTAGTCTTGATGGTGTTTTTTCCGGAATAATTTTTCCGGAGTTTATTGATGAACCTCCCTTTATGGTTTGGAAGACAAAGGATATCTTCCCAGAGGATCTAGTGCAGAAAATTGGTGCAGCAATTGAGAAAGAAGACAGTTTGACTTCGTAGATAAATATATTAAATTTACTTTATGTGTTACAGAGCAACCCAGACTTCCAAACCATTCGAATACGCTGATTACTATAAAGCGCAACTAAATCCTTCTATTGAGATAACGGATACTATTTATTATCATGCAAATGGTTTTTCACATCCTAACCTGGTAACCATTGCAGCGAATGAAGGTGAGCGACAAGCCGAACGGATGCAATGGGGGTTAATGCCAAATTGGAAAAAGCCATTGCCTGATATGATTAAGTTGTCGAACAATACGTTAAATGCAAAAAGTGAAACTATTTTCGATTTAGCTAGCTTTAAAGGCTCAATCATGACCAAGCGCTGTGTCTTGCCAGTTGAGGGTTTTTTCGAGTATAAAGAAGTAGATAAGGACAAACTGCCTTATTTTATCCATCCAAAAGAGCATCCGTTTTTTAATATCGCCTGCATCTATGCGTTTTATCAAAATCCTGAAAATAAGGAATGGATAAAATCATTCAGCATAATTACAGCACCGGCCAATGAGCTGATGACTGATATTCACAATACAAAATTCAGACAGCCAGTAATAATTTCAAATGATCAAATCTCTAGTTGGGTTGATCCAACCACAAGCAAAGAAGAAATTATTCATTTAATGACGCCTTGTGATGATTCAAACATGGCCGCTTATCGCGTCGATCGAAATTTGATTAAGATAGGCAATGCCCCTGAAGCATTGAAACCAATAGGAGAAGAGCCGGCAACTACATTGTTCTAAGATATGCCACGTCATAAACACGTAAATATAGAACTCGATGGATTACCAAAACTACTTGGAGCGGAAGTGTACCAGGAATCGCCTGGGTTCATTTGCGTACTTCCTAATGATGTGCACCAAAGCGTGGTTGGTAAAGGCGGCTCGGTTGCGGAAGCGATAGAAAATTGGGATGTTAAACTTCAGGCGCATTTGAGAAATGCAGGTGATGAAGATCAGGTTGTGATATTCGTGAAAGCCATTCTAGTAAAAACTTCATACGTTCAAAAAATGGAGGCGGGGCCCATCAAGTCAAAGAGCAGAAGTAGAAAGCCAAAACAAACTGATGAGAGCAAACCGAAACACATTATAGACTTCGAAAACCAATTTTATTCAGCCAGAAAAATAAAGTAATGCGTTTCAAAATAGAAACTATTATACGTAACCTACACAAAGACATTAGGTTTGATGATAATAAGGCTATTTTGAAATAGCCTTATTAAAACTATCATTTAAATAAATGGAAGATAAGGAATATCCGATTTTGAAACGTTGTTATGTTCCAATAAAAGCTGTGTAGCTACTATCGAGTGTGGATCATCGTTGTTTGGGGATAAAATAGCAGATGGAAATATGGGGTCATATTCCACTTTAAACTCAAGATAAGGTACAATTCGGGAACGGCCTTGACGAAATTTCAGCTTATTTCTGAAAGTAGTCAATGGTTGATCGAAATGTGGCTTATTTACGATTCTCCATTCTTTCTCTTCACTAAATCCAGGGTGCTTAATAAATGGTAGATTCCTAAAAGTTCGCTCCAAAATTTCTTGTGGCAAAAGACCTAAACCTTTATCAGTCATCCCTTTTTCTTTCTCAAAGGCTTTTCTTTTATTATAGTCTTCTACAGACATCCTAACTATTTCACTAGTTACAAATTCCTCGATCTCCGCTTCATTATAAACACATTTTTTTATTTCGAGTTCTGGATTGTCGGCGAGAAGTTTAGAAATAGCAGAATAGTTGAATTCCACTGAAAATCCGCCCTGAGGACAATAGCCTCTCCATTGGCTTAAAAGATCTGAGCTTTCTGTTAAAGAGAACGAGAATAGTGAGGGATATCTTTGATACCGTAATTCTGGGCTGTCTAATTGAGATGCAAGATAAGGATGATACTTTTCGGTAATAATTCGTTTGACAATCTCCAACCCGTAAAAATATTCTTGTGAATCGTTCATGAAAAGAACATTTGTAAGCCAGATTGATTTGAATTGAGCCATGCCGATTAGGCCAGCCTGGGATGTGTAGTGATGTAATTTAGGTCTTGATGACATTTTGAGTTATTTAGATAATATTGTTAATGCACCAATATCGGCTAAAAACCCGAAAAATAAAATTATCGGCTAATTAGCCGATAATTGTTCTTCTTTATCTGGATTCAGTATTATCATTCTATAAGGCGGTGGAGGATGATGAGAAACCCAAGCCTCAACAGATAATTTAAACAATAAAACATTTGGAAGCACAATGTTAGATGGTTCATCCGGAGAAGGGGATGGTGTTTCTGATCCAACACCGTGAAGTCCCATATAGGCAAATTCTAACTCGGTTGCCACTATATTGTTTTCAAAATTAGCAACAGAATCTTTCAATACATAAGAATCTTGTTCCCTATATAACATATTAGAATGTATATTCCAAGGTTCATCGACACTTGCTCCTTCCCTCATAATTAACGTAGCTTTCCACTTTCCGTCTAATACATTTACCCCTAGATTTTTTGCTTTTGAAAGGTCATCTGTAAGATCAACAACATCGGTACTTAGATTGGAAATCTTTTGTTCTAAATCGGTTACCTTGCTAACTGCAGCGTTTCTTTCATCTCTTATTACTAATTGTTCTTTTATCAAGCTTGCTAAGTTTGATCTCTCTTTTTCAATTTCAGATAAACGATCATTATATTCAGATAATGGAATCGAATACCCAATTGTTTTCGTCACAATTTCATGATCGCCTTCAGCCTGTTTGGTAGCATTATAGATTTTAATCTTATTTTTTACTATTGGATAACCAAACAAATAAATTAAGCAGCCAACTGAGGGCAATACCCAGAGATTTATCCAAGACTGATTTATAAAGCTATTATAGATCATTGAGAACCGATCTTTTTTTAACGTATCAGCGTTATTGAATAAAATTATTAAAACTAAATTCCAGTTTGAAACCAACCAAGAGATTATAAACGAGCCAAATAGTGGACTTGTTATTCTATCCCTTAAATCTTTAAAAAAATCCTTGAAGTCGTTCATAAAGTAAGAAATTGTTTAAAAAGGAATATTATTTAAAAGGATAATCTAGACGCCTTGAATGAAATATCGGGGCCCAAAATGCCAGAACACTCATTATATCCGATGTTGTCTATGCTTAACGTAAGTTGGGTGTTATTGAAATTCACTTGCAATATAAATATAGCATTATTTGTTCGTGAGCCAGCAGCAAATCTTAATATCGGATATGTACCAGACGGCAATATATGTGATAATTTATCTCCATGAACATCTGTTTGGATATAGATATTTGATTGATCAAATGATACTTTTCTTTCTCCATAAAATTCTGAATTGGTGGAGAATAAAAAACTCCATTTTCCAGTTGCAACAAAATTATGGAAGTTTGATGACGAAGCATTCGGAGAGCTGGATGACATTTGGCCTTTTAGCTTTGATATTTCTTGTTTCTGCAAAGCATTTTCTTCAGTAAGATTCAGCAAATTTTGGCTATATGAATCTTGTTGCTCAAAAAAATCGGTAACCTTTTTAATATTATCCTCATATTTAGTTTGCAATTCCATGTGCTTAGAAACAGAAACCCAGCCATCTTTTGAAATTTTGAGAATCTTTGCATCACTATCGCGATTTAATTGAGCGAGATATTCCTTTATCCAATTTCGGACCCAAGGATATCCAAACGTATAAAACAAAGCCACTATCAAGGGGAATAGAAAAAACTTACCCACATGGTAATAGTCTTCAATCATTCCGATGAAGGATCTGTGTCTGTCTAATAGCATCTCATTTTGCTTGTAAAACAAAAGCGCTATTGGCACACGCCAGTTGATAATAATCCAAGCGAATATGAATGATCCGAATAAAGGGCTAGTTAATCTATCCTTAAATTCTTTTAAAAAATCTTTAATTGTTTCCATGGGCGTTAATTTTTTTTTTAGATTCCGCAATAGTAAGAAATTGCTGAGCACAAAACAAATCTTTAAGAAGATAAAAAAATGTATAATTACATTTTTTTATAAACAATATAAAAATAGACACTTTAAAGCTGTATATTAGCAGTTGTAAAACTACAAGTAAAAAGATGAGCAAAGATAACGAAGGCGTAAGTTTCGAAGAATTGTTGAAAGGGATATCTCATTCTAATTACCCACCGAAGAAGGAAACCCTGGCGAGCATGTTTGAGGCCAGACTATTCGAATTAGATGTAACCAAAACTGATGTTACAAACATTTTGGGTGTTGAGTCACGAGCATTGAAGGGGATTCTATCTGGCGCACAAAAGCGCACTGATTACACGGCATTACTCAAACTGGCCAGCTTTCTTAAAGCACCTATAAGCAAAGTAGTTGAATTGTATCTTGAGGCGATGCAAGAAAATTTTCCACTTGAGGAGTTAAGGGCAGCTGATCGAGTAAAGTTTATAAAAGATAATTTCGACCTAGCGGCACTAAGGAAAGTTGGATTTATTAATAGCATCAATGATTTTGATGAGGTACAAAGTAAAGTATGCAGATTATTCGGTTTAAAGTCGATATTTGACTATAAACGTCCAGGAACAAATGTGGCATTTAGTTCAGGCATCATTGTGCCCAAAAATGATGATAATCGGGCGCTATGGTTAGCATGCTGTAGAGATATATTACGGGAAATAGCAAATCCTTATCCTTATGACAGAGATGCGTTAATCAAATATTTTGCACAAATCCGGTGGAACACGATGGATGTAACCCACGGATTCACAAATGTGATAAAGGATCTATACAAACTTGGCGTAACAGTCATAGTTCAATCTAAACTTCCAGGAACTCATTTACGAGGAGCGACAATTCCTATTTATGATAAACCATGTATAGCAATATGTGACTACAGAGGGTTTTATCCCACTCTTTGGTTTGGATTATTACATGAGCTTTATCATGTGATTTTTGACTGGGATAAAATTAAAGTATCGGAATACCATTATTCTGAAGACGAGGGCGAAAGAACTGAATCAGTAAGAGAATCAGAACAAAAAGCAGATTACTTTGCTCGAGAATATTTATTACCCAGGGACAAGACGGATGAAATAAAACCAAGTATTAACAACGATACTCGAGTAAGAGAGTTCGCTAAATTAAATCACATTCATCCTAGCTTTGTTTATGTATTTGTGGCAAATGACGCTAACAAGAATGACAAATTTGCTTGGCCGAGAGCAGTCAAGCACAATCCACCTATAGAGCCAATTATTGAACCACTCCAAAATAATTGGAACAACTTTCTGCCAATAGCAGATTTTGTTAAACCACTAAAAATTAAACTTTATAAATAATGAAAAAAATCAACAACAAGGAGCTAGGTAAAAGCGCAGAAGAATCAGTCAAGAAACAGGAGCTGTCCGATCAGCAGCTTTTCGAATTCCTAATCACAGGACCTCGGTCGAAAGCAAATGAAGAGCTTAGTGACGCAGAACTAGACAGAAAAGCTGAACAAAAGAAATTAATTCAACTAATAGGAGGAGGTTTTGTAGATCCATTAAACTTCCTCCTAAAAATCCCAAAGGCTTATAGAAGAACTATACTTCCAGAATTCTACGAACATACATTCAGGTTAAAGGGTTGGCCGCCTGAAAACGCAAAAAAATTTAGGAAGCCACGTGCTATGGCCACCTATACAAATGAATTGTTGTATAACAGATTTCATAATGATACAGTATCTGCTATTGAAGCTAAAAACCCTATGGTATCTAAATTAGATAGGGCTTTTAAGCATTTTCAATTCTTAAGTGATGAAGCTGAAGCCAGGTTGGAAATTTTTATGATAGAAGCTATCAAAGTCATGGAGACCTGCACCGAATGGTATGAATTCAGACAAAAAATGTTCAAAGAACATGGTGTGCCTTATCAAATGAGATTATTCTAAAAGAAAACACATGAAAAACATCGACAAAAAGCGTTTGATTTAATCCTTCAAACGCTTTTTTTTTAATTTTTTAATCATAAAAGAATAATTAAATATTCCTCTTTTACCGTGGCACTTTCACATCGTATATTGTAAATTATATCCGAAATGATTTCCCAACTCTAGTAACCAAACCTTTTTTTGATTCGAGATCTCTGGTATAAGCACCGGTATGTTAACCTGCTTCTTTCTAGTGTCTACTTGAAACACATCTTTCAATTTTTGTTTGAGATAGTATCTCCGTCTGTTTGCCCTGGTAGTGGCGATTAAATCTTTCATTCTTCTGGTTTTTTATTTTATTAATTCATCAATTGTGATTTTAAAAAAGTCAGCTATTTTAATTATCCCATCCAACGGTGGTAATGCTCGTCCTTCTTCATAACTTCCGATGGTTTTTTGATTTATCTGGAGTTTATCGGCAATCTGGTGCTGTGAGAGATTAAGCTTTCTACGCTCCCGAATGAAGTTGGCTCGAAAATTATTCTTCATTGATTTTTGAGTTTAGTCTTATTGTTTTCTGTCGGTGTTTAGGAACGATGCCGTAATAATGTTTATGGATGTAGTTTTTGGCTGTTTCAAAATAAATCTTGTACTCTGCGGCCAAGTGATTTAGATTCTCCCCAGCGACATATCTCTCAATCATTTCGCCGATCTGATCACCTGATAATTTCGTGAATTGATTTAGTGATTTGTAGAGTTTCATAGCCTTGAAACTACCCTATTGTATTGATCTTGCTTGTAGTGCAGGTATTCGTTAATATCGAAATGGCGACCATACTTTTTAATGAACCTAGTGTCGGTCTTACCATCATCCTGTAAATATGAAATCTGCCGGAACCTGGTTATCCAAGACTGAACCATGTCGTTGAATGGATTAGTTTTCTTCACCACCGGTTCCAACTTCACTCTTTTCTTTTCAAAAAGTTCATCCATTGAGCTTTTGAACCACTCAGGCATAGGAACGGCTCCATGTATTTCCGTTTCTGTTGGAAGTTCATTTGCAGCTTTTTTGAACAGGACATTTTCTTTTTCTCTGTAGTGCTCAATCTCGTCTGATTTTTCAAACTCATACACCTGCAGCCATTCAAAAATCACCATCCCATCAATTCGATCATAGGCTTTGCCGTAGTAGCCCTTTTTTGCCCTGTTAAAACACAGTTTGAAATCATCAGGCTTCAAATGGCTAAAATCCTCCAGGATCAATTCGACTGTTTTCATAACCTGATCAGCATTCATCGTTTTGCCGACGCTTAAAAAATTCACTACGTCTGTAACCAGTATTGAAAGAATTGCCTTGACTGCTGCTGGTCCATCCTCTTGGAGGTAAGATCTGATTTTGGAAAAAGATGGAGAGGAGCTATTCAAAATGTCAATAGCCGTGTTTGGCTGCAATGTTTGCAAGTATCCCTCCGGCGAAACTAACAAGCTCATTACGCTCTGTTCGCTTTTGCTCAATTGTATTTCCTGACTTTCCATCTTTCTCAAAAATTAATTCGTCTTTCCAGCTTTGGTTGTTTAAAAAAGTTTCGGGGTTTTTACGGAATTTTTTATCCGGTTGGGCCACTTTGTATTTGGGAATAAAAACTTTTATTTCCTCGCGCTCCGCATTTTTGAGCTTTTGCCATTTAGGAATCAGCTTTTCTTTTTTCCCTATTTTTTTGTCGTAATCATTCCAAAAATCATCGAAGGAATAATTCAGGACAATCTCAGGAGCTTGCTCCGGTGTTCCCTTTGTAGATTTGTAAATTGGTAGATTTGTAGATTTGTAAATTTGTATATCTATACTATCAGTGCTTTGGCATGTGCTTTCTTCTGTGCTTTGACATGTGCTTTCCTCTTGCTTTGATGTGTGCGTTGTAAGTGCTTTGTCAAGTGCTTTAGTATCTGCTTTGCAATTTTCTTTCAAAGCAATAATGTTGCTTGACCACTGATTTTTGGAATATTCATGTACTTCAAAAAATCCATATTCTACCAGATCATCAAAATGTTTCTTATAAACTGAATAGGATTTTACGCCTATAGCTTCGATAACCATTGATGTTGGAAATCCAAACTTATCCTTCCATCCTAATCGATTACAGTGCTCTATAGCGAAAAAGTAAATGCCTATGTGTGTTGGCTTGATTTTTTCCGGATTTTCAAAAGAGAAGTCCCAGAATGATCTGCTAAGGCTGTAAATATTCATTTCTATGTTTGGTTTAAGATGCGCTTACGGTTGCCCGTAAACGCTTATTTTAAAATGGTAGATCGTCCTTCTCTTCGCTAGCTCTGTTCTCAAAATACTCATCTGGCAACCGGTTCGGATCAGCGATGGTCTCAGTAGCAGCAGTTTCGTTTGAATGGGTTCGTTGACCGTTCGATAAGAACTCTATATTTGCTAGGTTTACGTTAACCATGTAGCCGATTGAATTATCTTTTTTCGAGGTGTACTGGCGCGAGCTGATATAAACTTCAGTTTTCACTTTTGACCCTGCATGACGCTCATGCAAGTTGAACTTATCAATGCTCTCACCAAGGATTGATATTTTCCAGAGATCATCCTGACCAATCTTTTCGCCGAAATTATTCGTGAAGCCTGGCACTAATAAGATTATTTCCTGTTTTGGCGTACCGTTCGCTCCCACGAATTGTACATTACTGATTTCCTGAAGAAATCCATTTAATTGTATTTTTGGCATGTTATTTAATTTTGTACTCGTTCAATAAATTCTTTTCTTTCCATGGATGTGAGCTTTGATTCAAATAAGCCGAGCATTGTATCCACATCTGATTGGTGATTGTGTCTCGCCAAGGTGAAGCTGAACTCAAAAGCATCATTAATTACTGATTCTTCAACTTGAAATCCTTTTTCCATGGCAAGATCTTCTGTCACTATGGTGTTCGCACTTTTGATTGTTACTTCGCAAATGCTGCTGGTCCTTCTTACAGATATTTCCATTAGTCTTCTAGATCTAAAGGTTGCAGTAATTTCGAAGCCCATTCAGGTTGCTTCATATTGATGATGCCATAATTTCCTGATTCGGCTAATGCTTCGAAGCCAGGATACAAACCTGTTGATTGGCAATCTCTGATTGTGTCAAGCGCATAATGATATTTGTATTTACCATTTGCCAGGTCTTCCGCGTCCCAAATAAAAACCGCCGGTAAGAATGGCGCCACTGTTTGCAGTACAACCATTATGGTCACATTGAATTGGCGTCCCGTTATGTTTGACATAACTTCTTGATACATTCCTTCTGAAAGCTCGTATTTGTATTTTGCGCTATCATAGATGAACTTGCCCATATCTTCAGCACTCGTAGTCTTGAAACTAATTACCGCGTTAACCCCTATGTTTTCCTCAATATTGAATGCATCTGGACGGACACGGACTGGAATTTTTGTTGAGGGATCTTTTCCATAAAAAGAATGCTCTACATGCGCGCCCTTCAATAGCATTGGTATAATACCCCCGCCGTACATGTAGTAGTTTCTTTTAACCACATCAATAATTGCTTTGTGCTTTGCCTGAATAGCTACGTGTCCGGAAACCTCTTTAAGGCAGTCGATGTAGTATTTCATACCAGCTAACTTCTTTACATCTAATTGAGCAGCATCGACATGCTCCATTGCTTCGTTAAGTTTTTTGTCAGCTACACCCTGGTATTTGTATTTACTACAGATTAACCCTTCCCAAAAACTTACAAGCTGGTTACAGCCTTCAAGGCTTGCTCTGTTTGCTTCTGGTTCAACAACTACCATATCAAAAAGATGCGGCTCCAAAAATGCCAGGTGGCAGAATGTTCCCAGTTCAAAATGACTTTTGTCTTTCTCCTTAAAGTTTTCTCTATCATTCACATAAAAGAAATAACTAGCAGGATTTTTCAGTACCTGTTTTAATGCTGAACTTGAATTTGCAGGATTGGCCAGGTATTTTTCCATTTTATCGGTGGCTACCCTTCCATAAACTGAAAGTTCTTTCGGGGAAAGTGAAACAGGAGCTTCCCCCTGTTTCGTCATGATTCCCTCGATTACATCTTGTGCGGTAGGATAATCCTCCGGATTGAAGTCTAACGGATTTAACTCGAAATCCATCACTTCTGCGCTGTTTAAATCGAAAGCCTGCATAATTAACCGATTGAAATTTTTAATGGCTTAACTGACCAACTATCTGATTTGTATTGATTGGTACGGTTCTTTTTCTTTCCAAGGAACGTGATCAGTAAAGGTGTCCCTTGTTTAATCTGGCTCGCTTGTAAAGCGCCAACCAAACGTTTTGAACCATTTGATATGGTTTTTAAACCGTCCTTAGTTTGCTCTAGAAAAAAAGCACACTCCAGATCAATAATTTCATCGCTTTCCTGTGCAAGAACAGGTCTGGTAGAGATCTTGTCAAAGAATACTCTTTTGCTTTCCATTGGTAATTCAGGGGTCCAATAGTCAGACATAAGGTCGAAAGGATATTCTTCTGCTTTTGATAGATCCGGAAGATTCCCGTTTAGGTTCACAGTTGCTAGTCCGTTTTCGCTTGTGGTAGCAAGCTCTGTTGATTCATTTTTCATTCTTTTGGGTTTTTAAATAAATATTAAGTGATAAATAAAAGTTGTTATTACTGAACCGAAGGCGATAACCCAGAAGATCACTGATCCCTGCTTTACTGTCATGCCTTTTAACTTGTCCATTGTAGTTTTCGGCTTTGCGATTATTTTGTTGGCTGACAGAAGAATTTCATTTTGTTTCTCTGAATACCATAAACCGCCCTCTCGTATCTCATTGGTAAGTCTTGATGGTGGATATGCTGTCGATTGTATCCGTGGTGCATTTTTTGTAAACATGACTGCTAGTTTATATCCCAATTAAAACTTTCATACTCTCGTGCGAGCTCGTCTGCTTCGATTCGGCTATTTAGCCTCTCTTCAGCTTCAAATTCCTCTCGCCACATTTGCCTTAACTCCTCTTCTGTTGGCTCAGCCATGTTGATACCTCCTACAGTTAATATTTTGAAATTCTTTTATAGCTTCAATAGCGTCTTTAATTCCTTCGGCATAAGAGAAGGATCCTACTCCTATCGCCTGGTGCCAGTTACTGTCAGTCCGCATTTGCTGAAGGTTGGCGATCAATCTCGTAAGCGTTGCATTGGGATTGTCAGATTCTTTTAATAGATTTGTGTTCATTCTTTTGGGGGTTTATAATTCTCAAAGTGGAGGGAGATAGTTGGTAGCTTCTCCCTTTATTGTTTTCATTCTTTTGGTGCGGCGTTGCGGCCTATGCTCTTTTGTAATATGATCTTTCGATATAATCATCCAGATCGCTCCTTTTAAAAAGTATATCGTTTCCGATTTTTGAGAAGCCTATGTTTGCTTTATTCTGGTAAACCCATGTTGAAGCTTTTCCTAAATATTCACACGCCTCGGAGACAGATAAAAACTGTTTTTTTGATTCCTTTAATTCCGAGTACATTTCTGTAACCCTGCTTTCAAGTGTGGATACGGATGCAAAAATCTTATCAAGCAATTCCGTTTCAATGATTGTTACCGGTCCCATTACGCTACCTCCTTTTCGAACTTTAATCCTGTATTCAGTTCAAACACCCGCCTTAATTCCGTGATAATTTCCTCCCTGTAATCTGGCTTGATTGAACTTGCCTCTTTGGCTACAATAAACCTGGTAGTTTGAAAACCGCTCTTTATTAGATTGGCAGCAACCATGGAGAATAAACCGTTAGGCGCATTTTCCTGGATAAACTTTAACTCATTTGGATCTACTTGCATAATTTTATTCCGTTATCTTTTGCCCAATTGATTACCTCCCCTTTGGTCTGTAATCCGAGCTTTTTCTTAATGTTTTTAAAGTGAGTTTTGACCGTAAACTCTGAAAGGTTGAGCATCGCTCCTATTATTCTATCGGACCACAACACCAGCGGAATTATTCGATCCTCTGCTTTTGATATTCTGTGATCTTTGCAGATGATGCCGGAATAAGGACAGGTTTGCCGATGCGAGCAGAGGACAAACTCTGGTTCCGTTAGCTCTCCATCTTTGTCAATGTCCGGTGCCATATTGAATGATCCCCACATGCATTGACCATATCTGTTAATCTGATCATCCTCATTCGGGCCAGCCATTTTAATCACCGCTTTATGCGCTAATGGCCGATTCTTCATGTGGCGGACAATCTTTGTCCTTATCCTTTCAACTTTTATCACTGGCTGTATACCGTTATCCGCGATACACATTAAAATTTCATTATCACTGTATAGTTCAGCGCTTTCACCTATCATCCCCCCTGGTAGCAAGGTTTTGATCATTTTCGTACTTGTTAGGTATTCTTTTGGGTTTAATTAATTATTATCTTTGTTTGTGTTCACAAATATAATGGATAAAGTTCCATTCTTCCAAATAATTATTGGAAGTTTTTCAATTATTTTATGGAAGATTTAATTAGTAGACTGAAAGACAGTAATTTAAAGTTAATAGAGAGAGAACTAGGTATTCCATACGATAGGATGTACAAGTGGACAAAAGGCAAGGGAAATCCAAAGACTGATGATTATAATAAACTAGTAGCTTACTTTAATGGAACTTCTTCAATAGACAAAAACGAAAGTTCCAAGAGAGTTGCGCTAATTAGGGCTGTTCTTGAAATGGGGTTGGAAGATTTCGCAAATCAAGCCGGGGTTATGAGATCGCAAATTTCAGATATCGAACATAATGGAAAACCGATTAGCATCCCTATTTTATTTGCTTTGGAAAAAACATTTGGAATTAATCAAAAATGGTTACTTACGGGTGATGGTGAAATGTTTTTGCCCGAAACTAATGCGAAACGAATAACGGAAACTAGAAACCCAATAGAAGTATACGAGAATAAAAATAATGCAAAATTTGTAGAGCTAGGTAATGGAAAGTTATTAATGACTATCCGAAAAGTTCCGGAACAGGCGAGAATGGGTTATTCCCACGGGTGGGCTGATCCAGAGTTTTTGGAAACCTTAGACTACCATTCAATCATAGTTGATAAGGTTCATAGCGGCAACTATATGGCTTTTGAAGCGGTTGGAGATAGCATGGAAAATTATACTACTGAGGAAATGTCGAAAGAAAGCATTCCGCATGGCTCCACTGTCACCGGAAGAGAAGTAGGAAGGCATCTTTGGAAAAGTAAGTTCCACAATCATAAATGGCCAGATTTTATTGTAGTTCTGGAAGATGGAATTGTAATTAAAAGACTAATCCATCACGATGTTGAAAGCGGCTTAATCACCCTTCACTCCTTAAACCCCAACAAGAGAGTATACCCAGATAAAGAGTATAGCCTTGACGAAGTAAAACAAATATTTAATGTCATCAACGTAACTATAGAGAGATAATGAAAAAAGTTGCATTTATTTTATTAACCTTTTTGGTCCCATTCAGTGTAAGTGCTCAATCTTATAATTATAGCGAGGATCTACCTATTAAAGATGGAAAGATAATCTTTGAAAAGGTGGTCGACGGTATTAGCGTGAATAAATCAATGCTCTATGCAACGGCAAAGAAATGGATGGCCGATAAATTAAAAAATTTTGGACCTGTAATTCAATCGGAAGATATAACCACTGGTCAGATTATAGGGAAAGGGTACGTCGATATTAATCGCGACTCTAAAGTACTATTCGTTGTCGGTGCATCCCCAATATATAAGTTCAGTGTACAAGTAGATTTAAGAGACGGCAAATACAGAGCAAGAATCTACGATATCATCTTAAACGTACAAACGGCTGGCGTCGATGAAACAAATTTGGAACTAAACACAGCTATTGCGAAATCTGAGCCTGTTACCGGAAAAAATAAAATTGAACGGGCTAAGGTAACTGCTAAAGAAATAAATACCATTTTTACAAGCTTATTAGATTCGTTTAACGAGAGTATTAAAGAAGCAAAAAAAGACGACTTCTAA